CCTGCTTACCGATTTCGCTGTGCTTACCGCTTCGCGGATCTAAATTTCTGCGTTACCGCTTCGCGGAATTTTTGCTGTCCGCCAGCCATTGCTGGAACAGATGATTAGATTTTGATAATATTGATCCCGTAGTATTTGCTTATTGTGTCCCAGGCAACACCTGCAATTAATTCTCCAGAATTGAATTGTAAATTAGTCAAACAGTTGAATAGATACTGTCTGTTATCTGGATAATAAAGATTATTAATTTTTGAAATTGACTCCACACTGTAATCTTTTAAACACCCAGGAACCAGCGATATTATTGGACATCCTTCTCTCAATGCTTCAGTCATTGCCATAGTGTGTAAACTTACTACACAATATATATTTTCTAATGAATCACAGAATCCTCTTGAACCTCTTGCTTTCTTAGGCAGTTTCTTTCTCACTTTGATTGGTCTGTTTGTGTATTTTTTAATTTCTTCTGTTGTGGATTCTATCCACTGATCCACAGTCTGTTGTATACCATAAACATCTAACCCATTTTGACTTGGTGCCACAATATATACTTGATCACCGGTTTGCCAAGGTTTAATCTTCATATTAAATTTTACAAAACGTTCGTTGGTCCATTCACCTTTGATATCTGTTATTTGATTCTCATTGAATGCTACTCTCCAGTAAACCGGCTTCCACCAATTGCAGTAACCTTTTTCGACATTGACATAGTCAATATTTTTTTCTTTGAATGTTTCGTGATATTTTTGAAATCCGTCGTGACCACCAACTCCACCTAGCACTACCAAATCACCTTGTTCGATTGATTCTACATCCGAAAAAATATTCAATCCTGATCTAGCACTGATTGTGTTTGCCAACTGATGACAAGTACGTCTACTAGTTCCTAAATCTAAACCCTTTGGAATTACTATTCTTTTGTATTGTTTATTCATCATCAAGGTTCTTTAAAAAGTCCCTCAATTTGGTTTGATCAGTGTTGCCTGTGTCAATACGACCAACAGTATCTCCTTTGGTTGGATCAGGAGCCTTCAGTTCTTTTGGTTCTTCAGCATTGTTTTCAGTTACTGTGGAAGTTTTCTTCAATGAATTATATATTGAACTATTGCTATTGCCAAATTTTTGTTGTGCTTCATCTTCTGCTAGGTCTCTTATTCTCAAACTGTCCACATCAAATTCCAAATCAATCTTTTGACCAACTCCGCTGGATGATCTTGTTTTCATAAGTTGTATTTGATATCTGCCACGTTCTCTCATTGCTCTTGATGTGAATATACCAAACACATTGTCAGCAGTTTGTATTTTACTTAAACCACCAGATATGTGCGAATGATCAAATTCTATTTCTTCTACAGCACCTCTGTTCAACTGTGATGCTGTAACAAAGATCACATTCAATTCCATTGATAAGTTTCTTAATTCTTCTGAAACAAATTTGTCTTTCACAAACAAGTCACTTGGAGAAACTTTTCTACTGATTGGCATCATAAGATCCAGATAGTCTACCAGTATCACATCCAGTTTTGTGCCTGTTTTGATTTCATATTCTTTGATGTAACTTCTCAAGTCGTTGGCATTCTTACCACTTGCCATATATTTGATTTGAAACTTACCAGACTTCTTGCCTAACAGTTTCACTTTCATTTCTACACCATCTAAATCTTTAAAAATTTCTCTTGTAGGAATATCTGTCAGCATGGAATCTAATCTCATTGATACCAGTGCTTCACTCAATTCAAATGATACATACGCCACATTCAATCCATTCAGTACCCAATTACATCCTAAGTTGGCAAGAAATAAACTTTTACCAGCACCCGATCCACCAGCAAATATATTCAATTCACCTTTGTTGAATCCACCAAACAGTTTCTTATCCAGTGTGGTCCATCCTGTGCTGACTTGACCATTTTGGTTTTTCAGTCCCATCAGTCTTGCTTTGGGGTCATCAAAATAATCTGTTCCTATGTCTTTGTGTAATCCAATTTGTACTGCCTTTTTGACCAAGTCTTCAACTGGACCGTATTCACCTTTTTCCAACATATCAGCAGATTTTAATATTGCTCTTTCTAAACTCTTGTGTCGCACAAATGTTTCGAAGTCATCCAATAACCAAGTAAAGTGTTCTTCTGTTAAATTTTCTGTTGGTTTTAAATCAACATCACAAGATTTATTCACAATATCATATGTTGGCAAAGCATTGTACTGTGCCACATATTTGTTCACAAAGTCTGCTGTGTTTTGAAGTTTTCTATCGAATAGAGTGTAATCGAATATGGATTGGCAACGCACAAAAGTTTCTGCGTCACTCATCATCATTTCGAGATACAGTTTTTGTATCTCATATCCATAGTCCTTGTTTTGTTTAGCCATTGTTGTTATTATACCACATTTTGTCTGAATTGTCAATGTGCTTGTTGTATTTGGCACACACGGCACCCACACAAGATCCAGGATCTCCAGGATTTTTGGGAACCCATATGTCATCCCAAACAGATTGTAATTTTGTTCTAGCAGTGCGATTCAAAGCACAACCTCCTACCAAAACAATGTTGTTGGTTTTGATATTCATCTGTATCCATGAACTGGCACACATCAACACCTGTTCAAATATGTGTTGTGTGGTCGCCGCTAAATCTGCCATGTCTTCTTCAGTATTCAATTCTGGTCTCCACCAATTACAACCTCTGTGTAGATTAACTCGTGTCTTGAAAGGCATCCTGGTTTTGATAATTTCTTCCATCATCAATCTGTAATGCTTTCTCCATTTGCCTTTTTGTGACAGTTGTTCCAATTTGTATTCTTCTGCGTTTGCTTTGAATCCACAACGCTGTGTCATTGCTGAATAAAACAGTCCAATGCTGTGAGGATAACGTTGAGAATATTTCTTTTCTAATGTTTCTCCGTGACCGTGCCAAATAGTAAAAGTTTCAAATTCACCTATAGAATCTAGCACAACAACTGCGGCATCTCGGTATGGAGATGTGTAGTATCCATAAGCGGCATGACTGTGATGATGATCTATATATTCAACAGGCACGTGAATGCCTTGACGTTGTAAGAATTTTGTCACATCATTTTCTTTAAATTTTAAACCTTGCCCTGCTAACAATTGACGCATAGTTTTTTTGAAAGGTTTTTCGTACCATATCACTTTGGCTGGGTGAGCCCATCTGGCATTGGATCTAACATGAGCCAACATTTCTGGACAAAGATTTGGATCTCCAGGTATGCCACTGAAGTCAGAACTCTTGCCTGCCCAATGTAGATACAGCCCGTATCTATCAGTTAAACCTTTCACATGGTATTCCATCACTGCCAAACTGGCATCATGATTGTTTCCTGTTATTCCCCAAACTATCATTTTTTAATCACCCATGCTCTGTGATAGAAGTCATCAATTTTTTTTTGAATTAAAGACTTGGCTAATTCATTCGCTTCATTTTCATCCATAGGACCGTGTTCCTTTTTAGTTGTAGGATCCAATGTTTTTATATCATTGGGATCTTTATGTGTTCCTTCTATAACGTAATACATTCTACTTGTATATGAATGGATCTCTTTTTTGTAATTCTCTTATCTTCTTTTTGTACTTGATGTGATTTACAAGTTTAGTGATAGGAGAAAACAAAAATGATATCGCTTTTTTTAAGTAAACCATTTTTTCATCCTCAGTTTTATTTTAAGTTGTGAATCCTCTGCATTCTTGATTATTGTGTACAATGTGTGCAGTCTACCATATTTACATACAGCATCGTTGACATCTTTTATGTCTTGATTCCAATCAGGCATACTCACGCTCCAGCCTGCTTCTAGACTGTCCCACACTAATTTTTCACCTGCTTCATCTCTATCAGGCACCACAATCACGTGTTTGCCTAAACTGTTCACAAGTGCCGATTGTTGTTCTTTAATCTCACTGCCCAGCAGTGCTATACCGTCAATAGCCACAGCATCAATAGGACCTTCCACAGCCACAATGTATTTTCTATCATCATCTTGAGCATCTGTGTTGAACACATATCCTGGTTGTTGTTCTGAAAGATATTTCACTTTGCTGTCCACAACTTTTCTTGCTGTGTAGCCTACAATTCTTGATTGATATGTAAAAGGGATTATCAGTCTATCTCTAAACCCTGCTTCTGGACTCCAATAAAAATCATAGTCATCTAATGTGAGTTTTCTTTTGGCAATGTATTCCATTACAGCAAATAAATCTTTGTCTACACCTGTGGGTTCAAGTTCTTTGTAA